GGCTTGAGGCCGGCGAAGCCTTGGTTGAACGAGGTCTTCAGCGCGGTGTAAAGGATGGTGAGGTTGACGCGATTGATGATCATGGCGTGGATGTCCTGGAAGCCTGGGGGCGGGTCTGGATCAGATCTCGACCCAGACGCCGGCGGCGTCCACGTCGCGGATCGTGCCGGCGACCGGGCGCGCGCCGCTGCCGTTGGTCTTGGCGACGGTTTCGTCGTCCACCACGTAGCAGGCGTTGCCGATGTCGGCGCGGGCGATCAGATCGCCAGCAGCGCTGTTCTTGAAGCGGTAGGTGCCGCGCCGGGTGGCGACGGTCTTGTCGCCGGCAGCTCCGCCGGTGTTGTCGACAGCCGCCTGCGCGACGCCGCGCGTACGCTGGGCAGCGACCGCGCTGGCAGCGACCGCGTCGCCTGCGGCGTTGAGGGCGACCAGGCCGCCGGCGTAAATCCTGGCGTTGGCCGCGGCGGGGTCCGAGAAGTCGGTACCGGCGCGGGTCGGAGTGTCGCGGTCTTTGGAGAGCGCCATCGGAATGTCCTTGGGGTCGTCGTAGTCGGATGAGGAAAAAGGGCTGGTCTGCGCTGCGCTCAGGCGTCAGCTGGTCTTCGCCGCGGCGAAGTCCTTGGGGTCAAGGCCCATCTGGGTGCAGATGGCGAGTTCGTCGCTGCTGAGGCCGTTCGGGTCTTTCGTGACGTTCGGCGCCTTGCCGTTGGTCTGGGAGCCGGTCAGGGCAGCGATCGGCTGGGCCTGGTCGAGGTAGGACCTCAGCGAGGCGAGGTTGGCCTTCCCCAGCTCGCGCGCCCACGCTTCCTGGGCAGGCAGCAGGCGGCCGTCGCCGAGCGCCGGTTTCACCAGGTCGTCGATCTCGCGAGCCTGCTGACTGGCAGTCAGCGCGGCGATCTGGCCCTGCAGTTGCTGCACGACATCGACAGCGACGAACTTCGCCGGGTCCGGCGTGTCGGAGCTGGCCGTAGCCGCCGTGGTCGCCTTCTTCTTCAGCTCGCCGCAGGCCGCGACCAGTTGATCGGCGGTAGCCGTTTCCGGCTGGCCGAGCGCCGCGCGCAGCGGAGCGATGGCATCGGCCTTGCCCTTGAGCGCATTGAGCGCAGCGATGACATCCTTCTGCACATCCGCTTCGGGACGGCCCTCGTGCTGGATGCCCAGGGCGGCACACAGAGCGATGAGAAATTCTTTCATTGCGGTTTCCTCGGAGTTGGACTGGGAGGCGACGACGAAACGCGCCGCGGCCCGCAGCTCGACCTGGGCCATGTCGTCGATCGCGGGGTTGTTGGTGATCGCGCCCATGACGATCCGCTTCACGTCGCCGGTCTTGTCGTCGTAGAAGAAGACAGGGCTGAAGTAGCGGTATTCGCCATCGCGCACGTATTGCCTCGCGCGCGGCGTGAGTTCGACGCGCAGCCACAGGCCGCTGCCGTCGCGCCACTCGCCGTCGCGGAAATAACCGGCCGCAGGCGCGGGCTGTCCGTTCTGTACGGCGTTGAGGGTCTGGTGCTCGTAATCGACGACCAGGGGTGTCGCGTTGCGACGCAGCTCGGCAAGGACGCGGGCGGCGATCGCGGCGTCGATGTTCCAGAACGGCACGTCCTCGGGGCGACCGTCACGGGCGCGGAACTTGCCGCTCGGCGTAGCCTGAATCCAGACCGGACCCGTATCGGAGACGGATGCCTGCAACTCGAAGTAGCAGGGAGCAACCGCGACCAGGCCGGCAGGAGCGGCAGTCAGCGCGGCGCGTGCAGAGGAGACGTGGGAGGGGGCGTTCGGCATGGCCCGGCCAGCTTCGGACCGGGCGCCTAGTGCGTGGGATTAACGCACATTACTTATTGCGATCCGCCTGCTGCATCGGCTGGGGGCGGGACGGCACGCTACCCCTGATCGGCCATCTTGGGCAAGCCGGCGGCGGCGCCAACCCCCGACGGCCGCCGGAGAGCCGTTTTAAAACGATTTGAAGCCCTGGCCCCGGCCCACGGCCGCCCCAGAGGGGCCGTGGGCCGCAAAACGCGTCCCAGCGCGCCGGCCGTTTCCAGGGCCGAGAAGCGGCTCATCCTCCGATCAGGCCCCGCAGCCAGTCGTCGGTCGCCTCCCGGATCTCGGCTTCATCCTCCTGGCTGAGGCCCAGGTAGGGCCTGGCTGGGATGGCGGCCGCGCCAGCGGGCATCTCTTCGGTGCCGCCGAACCGATGGATCGCCGCGTACTCCTGCGGGCCGGCGACGATCTCCACGTAGTCGGCGCCGGCTTCAAAGGCGATGCTGGAAAGCAGATCGCCGCGCATCGTCAGAATGCCTTCGGCGAAGCCCTTGGCCTTCTTGTATTGCCGCCAGCTCGGCGAGATGTCGAGCCACGGCGTGCCATCCGGCGCACGTTTCGTCGAGAATCGCTCGCGCGTCGTTCCTTCCAGCGCGGAGCCGATCTCGGTGAATAGCGGCTTCGCGTCGCTCAGTCCGTTCTCGATCCGCGTGAGGTCAGCGAAGGCATCGCCCAGATCCAGCTCAAGCCGCAGGAACGCACCGCTCATGGCCGGCTCCACAGCAGCAAGCCTTGGCGCAGCGCGCTGACATCGTCTTCGGTGCGCAGCACCGTCCACACACCGCCCAGTGCCTCGGCCACCAGCGTCCTCACGCGGCCGTCCGCACCTTCGATACGCTTGAGGTACAGCTTGCGCAACAGCACGCGGCCGTTGCCGTCGACGGCCCAGTTCGCCCAGATCTCGACCGGCTGCTCGATCGTTTCCCGTAACTGCGGCAGCAGCGTCGCGCTGGGTGTGCCGCTGGCCAGCATCCGTTCCATCGCGCGGTCGCTGGCCAGCAGCTCATCGCCGCGCGGATCGCGCAGCAGCGTCTGCTCGCCGTAGCGCGATCGCCAGGCCGTGGCGACGTCCGTGCCGTCTGGCCAGGCAGCGGCGACAGCCTTGTCGATCGGCAGATCGTCGGGACGCAGCCACGCCTGGTACGGCTGACCTGCCAGCGGGGTGAGCTGCGACTCTGCCGCGCGCCGGAGCGCAGCATCGGCATGCGGTCGGCCCCATGCAGCCTCGCCGGGGTTGTATCGCCACTCCGGCGGTATATCCACCTCGTCCTGCGAGGGCGGTGTGTCCTGGCCAGTCTTGCCGAGCTTGCGCAATTGGCGGTCGCTCAACGGGCGCACACGACAGTTGCAGCCCCAGCCGTTCGGCGGATACAGCCACGTCCATACTGGGTTGTCGTAGCGGTACACCCTGTTGTCGAGCGCTTTGTGCTCCTCGCGTGGTCGCAGCACCGTGGTGTGGTCGTACATCCACCAGGGCATATGCTTCACGACCGCGGGATCGATCATCTGCTGGTAACGGCCCACCGAATAGGCCACCCGCATGTTCGTCTGCCAGATCACGCGGGATCGCCAGCCCACCGAGCCGCGATGCACCCACCCGTGCTTGTCGACGATGTCCTTGAAACGGCGCTTGAAGGTCTCGTAACCCTCATTCCGCGCGATGGCATCCTGCATGGCGGTGCGCAGATCCGTGAGCAGCTCGGCCTTCATGGCGCCGGCCACAACGAACGCCTGCGCGTGTTGCCCGTGTCGGAGCTCGCGCCAAGTACGCGTGGGCAAGTTGATCTTCGCCCGGAAGAACTCGATAGCCGGCCCGAAGCCGCGATCAAGAACCCCTAGATCAGACTTGGCCGGCATCGTTGAGATCGTCCAGAACTTCAGCGCGAGCGCCGAGGTGAGTGGTCAGCAGCGCTTGGCCGATCAGCTCCGACAACACCGCTTCAGGCAGGGTGTCGAACTCGACCAACAGCCGCTGGCTCAGCGCAGCGAAACTGGTTTCCTCTTCCACCGCGGCCGCAATGCGGTCATACCAGCCCTGAAGTTCTGCGGCCGCGGCCGTTTCCAGCATCGAGGCCACCCGTTCGGGGAAGGGCAGCGCGGCGCCAATGTCCTGGCGCGTGGCTCGTACGGCTTTCACCTGGCCAGTGTTGGGCGCAGGCGCGAGCGGCGCGGCGTCCGCAGTGTCGGCAGTGGACACCAGCACGTCGGCGCCTTCTTCCGGCTCAGGGATGCCCAAACGCTCCTGCGCCCACTGCCGATCGATGCGCATGCCGATGCGCACCAGGCCAGGGAGCGCGCCACCGAAGGCTTCCATGTCCTCGGTCTCGCCGACGTCGAATCGGAACCGAGGCGCGCGGCGAAGCGAGTCGACCCAGCCGTTGAGCGCGGCGATCGGGTACAGCAGATCGCGGGTCATCGCCGCCGCCACCTGCTTGGCGTCCGAGTCGCGCAGATCCTTTCGGATTTCGTTGTGGACGTTGCCCAGGGCGTTGGTGTTGCTGCCGCGATCGGCCTGGGAAGTGAGGGTTGCACCGAGGATCACCTTCGACTCGGTGCGCTCGCACCAGTCGATCATCAGCTCGAACGCCTTCGCATCGCCCGTGGCGGTTTCGTGGAAGTCCACCTCCATGCCGGCAGGCATGATGCCAGCCGCGTTGTGGCCGATGCCGACCAGGGCGCGCAAGAGCGTCATTTTCTCCTTGTCGCCAGCGCCGGAGGGGTATTTGCCGATGCGCAGCGGGATGCCGTAAATCTCCAACCATTCCGCCAGATCCGCGACGCCGTAGTTCTTGAACAGGTACGGCCACACCAGCACACGGAACAGGCCGGCGCGCTCCAGGTAGCCGCTCTTGCACTTGTGGGTGTGCGTCAGCCAGCCGAACTGCCGCAGTTGCGCGCCCTCGGGCGTGTGATCGGCGAGGCGGATCTCCTGGCGATAGCTCCGGTGCAGGCGGAACCAGCTTTGCGGCCGGTGCGTGATCGTCTTCTGCAGCCAAACGCCCTCGAGGCGGTGCCATTCGTATTCGAGCGCGACAAAGCCCTTGCCGATCGCGTCGGTCAGATCGAACAGAGCTTCATCGAAGTCCGCGATCTCGCCCACGGCTTCCTTCAGACGCTTGGCGTTGTCCTTTTCCTTCGCCGATGCGTTGGGCGGCGGCACGATGTCCCATTCGAGGCCGGTCAGCGCCAGGCGGCGTTTGCCCATTTCGCTGGCGATGTGGCCGTCCTTCTCTTCCATGTCCTCGAACAGCTCGTACTGGGCGACCACGTCGCCCTGCTCGGCCGCCTCGAGGATCTGCGCCAGGCGTGTCGGCGTCAGGCCGCGGCTGGGATGCCCTTGGAACTGCTGTTGCAGCGACATGAGCTGGGCCGTCTGCGGCTCGGCCAGCACTTCACGGGAAATGGGTTGGCCGTCAGGGCCTAGGATGCTCACCATGCGGACGGCTCCGGGATCGAAAAGTCATCGTCGTCGCGGGGCTTGGACAGATTGTCGAAGCCTCGCGGGTGTTTCGGGGCGGCGAGGAAATCGATCTCGCCGGATAGGTTGAGGGTGGAGAACCAACCCAGCGCGAGCGCGACTGCCGCGTCGCCGTGGCGATGCAGCTCGGGTTCCTTGACGTCCTTGGCCTCGGCCTTCCTGACCATCGCGATGCCATCGACCTCCTCTATCGCCTGGATGTCGTTCGCCCAGTTCGCGTCCGCGGGCAAGACCAGCATCCGGTCCTCGAATGCTTGGACCAACTTGGGCATCCAGAGGCCGTACCACTGCCGATTCAGGGTGACCTGATGGATCAACGACCCGTATTTGTCTGCGGTGTACTCGGCCAGCGTCTGCCCTGGTCCGGTCGCATCCATCGCGCCGCCGCGGAAGTTCGCCAAGCCGTCGATCAGCGCCCACAGGATCTGTTCCTGCTGCCTGGTCGGCACTCGGTGCATCTCGACGCCGAACGGCACGGTGCGGCGCAAGGTTTGCCCTATCTCGATCGGCGCGATCGTCGAAAAGTGCCGGTGCCGGGCGAAGTCCTGGCCGAACACGTGCTGGCGCCGCTTGTCGAGCTGCGCCAGCTGAGGCTTCAGGTTGCGGGCGATCCAGTCCGAACACCATGCCTCGCGTTCTTTCGGAGGCATGGCCACGAAATCATCCCCGAGCACCAGCCGGAGGATTTCGCGCGGCTCCGGCATCGCCTCCTCGATCCAGATGCGCGGAATACACACTCCGTTGCCGTCGCGCGGAATGCAGTCCAGCTCTTCGCGCATCGTCGCCTTGCGCACGCCATATGCCATACGAATGCGGGTGTACCACGCCTTCTTGCCCTCGGGCGTGGCCGGCTCGCCTTTCATGTACTGCACGCGTTCGTACAAGCCATTCGCCACGGCATCGTCGAAGGTCACCCGGAATACGACGGCATCGGTCCCGTACTTACCGGCCTCGATGTCCTTCACAAGCTGGTTAAAGGGGTTTCGACTACCGTTCTGCGACGAAATAATGGCGATGCGGCCGCCCCAGATGATCAGCGCGGTCACCGCATCCAGCACGGCCTGCACGTCCTGGTGGAATGCAGCCTCGTCGATCACAACCTTGCCCTGCAGGCCGCGGATGTTGGACGGCCGCGACGACAATGCAGTGATCTGGAACCCTGACGAGAATCGGATGCGATAGGCGGTGATCTGCCTGCTGTTGCCCTGCTCATCTTGATCATTGAAGAGGAACTCTTCGATGCTCGATACGCCCTGCTGCTGTGCCTGGGCGATCACGCGCGCGAAGCGGGCGCAATAGCCGATGAACTCCAAGCCCTTTTCCTTGGTGTCACCGATGTAGAACACGTTCATGCCGCCGGCCGACCGCCTGGAGGCGGCCAGCAACGTGTCGTCGAGCGCCTCTGCGAACGTGATGCCCGTGCGTCGTCCTTTGTCCGCGGTCTTGATCGTGGCTTTGATCTTGAGCCACTCGACCTGGTGCGCCATCAGGATGCCGGCGGCCAGCGGATTGAAGTCCGCGGGCACCTCGCGCACGCTCGCCGGCAGCTCTTCCCACTCGACGACGCGAATCGTGCTTGACAGTGGACGAATGACGACGGCCATCAGCGGACGCCCAGGAACTCGCGGCGCCAGAACTCGACCTGTTCCGGTCCCATGCCTTGTTCGTGAGCGACCTGTTCCAGGCGTTCGGTCTGCTCGCGCAGCATCTGGGCGCGGGCCTCTTCCATGATCGCCCTGCGCTGCGCGACGTTCATGCGCTTGGCGTCGAGCGTATTCTTCGCCATCTGCGCCAGGTCCTTGGCTTCTTTAATGCCCAAGTCCGGGTCGTCCTTCGCCCGCATCGCCGCCTTCACCGCCACCAGCGTGACGGCCTGCGTCAGGAAGTCGGCGGACTTCGCACCGAAGCCTTCACCCAGCTCGCCGACGACCGCGCTGGCGGCCGCCTCGATCTCGCGGATCTCGCGCGCAGCCGCTTCGATCCGCTGATCGAAACGATGCAGCGCCGATCGCGAGAGTTCGCTGGCCGGTTGTCCAGGAAACCGCGTCTGCAGGTCCGCAATCATCTCGTCGAGCGTCATGCGACCTTCTCGCATAAGCCGCTCGATGTATAGACGCTGCTCCTGGGGCAATCGGGAGACGCTGGATTTACGGCGGGGCACGGTCAGCCCCTCCGGGGACGGCTCACGCCCTCGACCGTGAGCAGGCCGGCGATCAGATCCTCGCCGCGGCCGCGCAGATGCACGCCGTAGAGGTCCGGGTTCACATCGCCGAGCTGTTCCAGTTCGACCAGGCTGTGCGTTTGCAGGAACCGCAGGTCGTCGATCAGCTCATGCCGTTCGCAGATGATCTTCAGGTGGATGAGGCCCGCGTGCAGCACCGAGCTGTTGGACTGCTTGCCGCTCGCTTCATTGAGCAGCCGCAGGATGACGAGCCGACGGTCTTCCCGCACCAATTCGGCGTAAGTCTTTTTGTGGGGGGTCATTTCTTGCTTTCCTCCATCAGGAACTTGTCGATTCGGGCACTGCGTTCGTCGATCACTTCGAGCCGCGCCTCCATGTCCGCGAGGCGACCAAACAGCTCGCGGATTTCCTCGGCCGAAAGGCCGCCAGACACTTGCGCTTCGAGCTGGGTCACCCGCCGGTCCAGGTTGCGGGTGTCGGTGCCGCGGCGGTCGAGATGGACCCAGAGCATGACCAGGCCGATCAGGTTCGCCAGACCGAACAGCAGGGCCACCATCAGCAGCATCACCATCGTGAGTTGGCTATCCATGTCGCTCGACCTCGCTCGCGCACGCCGTGCATCTGCGCGTGTAAGGTCTGAGCCGAATCCGCTCAGGCGGAATTGGCTCGCCGCAATCCACACAGTCCATCCTTTCCAGGGTCACGGCCGGCGCCTGCTGCTCTTTGCTCGCCGCAGATTGGCGACGCAACGCTTCTTCGCGCGCGATCTCCTCCAGACGCGCCCCCTCGTCAGCGAAATCAGCAGTCACTTGCTTCCCCTGTCCTCGATAGCTCGACGAGCGCGCTCGATTCGCTCCAGCTCGATCCGCTGGCGTTCGCGCACCGACTCTGCCAAACGGCGTTTACCGCTGCGGCAGTCGTGATAGATCGCGGCACTCTCCAGATGGTTACGGGCGAGTCCTGCGATCGATGCGTCCGTCGCGGGCGGCAGGCTGTCCGGGCATGGCGCCAGCAGGTCTTGGCCGATCTCCGGCAGTGGCGCCGTCAGCGCCAGCAGCTCCTGCGGGATCTCCGGCGTTCGCAAGGTTCCATGCCTGCAGGAGGTCAGCATCGACAGCAGTAGCAGCGAGGCTGCGATTGCGAGCCAACGCGGCCTCGAGCTGCGCGCTGGCGACCGAGGCGGTGCGGCGGTTGCGTTCCACATCATCGGCAAGTCCTTTAGAGAATTGATTGAGTCGAGTGCTGGCGGCTTCCATGTCCCGCGAAATGGCTGCCGCGGCGCCTTGCGCTTTGCGCACCGCGTCCATTGCGGCCGTGAGGTCGCGCTCAAGCGTTTTCGTCTGCGCTTGGGCTGCACGGCCTTCGGCCCATTCCTTGCCGATCCAGATGCCGCTGCCCAGCGCGAGAAAGCTGCACAGCGCGCAAGCCGCAGCGGCATAGCCCAGCAGCTGCATTTGCACCGGCGAGAGCGCGCGAAACCAGCGGATCATGAGCAGACCGCCTTACCGGGCCATCCGGCAGCGATGTAGGCCGGTTCCAGGGTGAGCAGGATGCGGCGCGGGTATCCGATGTTCTCGCGGTGCGCCGCCGGCCCCCGGCCGCGGAAGCCCTCGACTTCCCGCCAGTTGTTCGGATCGCGCTTGTTGGCGAGCGCCAGCCCGCGCTCCCGCCACAGCCAGGTTTCGCCGCCGTTGTAGGCGCGCAACACGAAGTTCCAGCGCGAGCACTCCGATAGCGGCGTCCAGCCGAACGGCTGCACGCGATCCAGCAGCCACTTGTCGTACAGCGCTGCCGCGAGAATGGCCTGCTGCGGGTTCCACGGGTCGAAGTTCGGCAGATCGGCCGGAAACTGCGTCGCCATCCAGCGCGCCGTCGCCGGCATGAACTGCGCCAGCCCCTGCGCGCCGACGTGCGATGTGGCGCCGGGGCGCCAGCTGCTTTCCTGGTGCAGCTGCGCCGCGAGTCGCGCTGGCGATCCTTGGACGCCGAAGACGCGCATGGTCGCCTGCTCCACGCGATGGCGATACAGCGCAGCTGCGGGCGGGATGTGCACGCTCTTCTGCTGCGCGTGCACCGACCGGGGAAAGAGCAGCCCGATCGCCACCAGGCCTGCGAGGACGATCAAGACCAACACCACCCGCAGGCCGAGGCGCGGCGGCCAGGCGCGACGCTCCCGGGTCATCCGATCAGCCCCGATGCGATCATGGCCGCAGCCATCAGCGTCGCCCGGCGCGTGAGCGCCATTGCTCGCTCGATGCCTTCAGCGTCCGCCGGGTCGGCATCACGGAAGGCGGCCCAGTCGAAGCCGTAGCCCAGCGACGCGGCGGCGCAGATCTTGCAGAGCGCCCAGACATAGCTGCCGACCAGCATGGGATTGATGGGGGCCACGATCAGCAGCAGCACCAGGCTCAGGACGGCCCAGATGGCCATGTGACCGATGCGGTCGAACTTGGCGATGAGTTGCGTGAAACGGTTCTTGAAGGACATGCCGACTCCTGTGCGTAGGGCCGGGGGGGGGGGTGGGCCCCCCCCCCCCGGCGAGAAAGG